GAGTTAATATGAAAAATTCAGATGAAATTGCTAAAATATTAGTTACCCTTTTTGCCATAGCTATAATATTATTGTTATGCTCGTGTGGTGCTCGAAAAGTGGAAAAATCAGTTATCAAGGAATCCTCGACAACTGAAATTAATTCACAGCTTGAAAATAAAATTGAAAAATCAACTGAAACGTTTAAAAAAGTGGATGATGAAACAAACGAAATCGAGATAACACCCATCGACACGGCAAAAGTTTTAGTTATAAACGGTAAAATCTACAAGAACGCAAAGGTTAAAATTTCAAATCGAAAAGTTAAAACGGATATAGTAGCAAAGGAATCTTTTACCGATAAAAGCAAGGTAAAAACGAAGGCAGTAAGCACAGCTAAAAAGCAAACGAAGGCAAAAGATACAGAAAGAAAACCGAACCCATTTGCGCCCTTATTTTGGATTTTGCTTCCAGCTATAATCTACACAATTTGGAAGTACAAACATAAAATTATTGGATTATGGTAAAAGAACCGAAACACTACGACAATACCAACGGGTCACTTTATCAGTTTTGCGAGGAACAAGGCATTAATTCGTATGAATTTGATATAATTAAGCGTGTAATGAGATGCAGAAAGAAAGGCAACTTTTTGGAAGATTTAGAAAAAACAAAGTTTCTAATTGACCTATATATTAAAGAGCAAACGAAAATAAAATCTATAATTTCAGAAATCCCACAAAGGCAGAATACAACCATCACGCATCCTTATTTTGAAATAAAAAGCGCAAACCAAACCTACTAATTATGGCTTACAATAAATGGGGTGATTATACGAATATTATTTTAAAAGCTTTATCCGAGCAAAGCAATAATAAAATAGCTAAACAAATCTATCCAAACGGTGACCATTTAGAATTAGATAGTTTGCGAAAGTATATTGGTAAAATCAGAAATAATCAAGGGGTTGCAAATGCTTGCAGTAATTTGGGTGTAGATGCTTCAACAACTCCGATGTTGTGGTTGAAAAGCAAGAACGAAAGTATCAGGGTAACAAATCCGTTATTTATAAAGCCTGAAGAAAAGCAATTTTCAGACCTAACCGAAACACTAATAGCTGACCTACAAGATTACGCACCTAAATTTATTGAATTAAAAAGAGTAAAGAATAAAGATAGTTATTTATTAGTTTTAGATCCTGCAGATATTCACATCGGTAAATTATGCAGTTCGTTTGAATCAGGCGAAACTTATAATAATCAGATTGCAGTACAACGTGTTTTAGAAGGTGTAAGAGGTATATTAAGTAAGGTTAGTTCATTCCATATTGATAAAATTTTATTCATCGGTGGAAACGATATTTTACACATCGATAATCCAAGTAGAACAACCACAAGCGGAACACCGCAGGACACGGATGGAATGTGGCATAGTAATTTTTTAATAGCTAAACAATTATATGTAGATGTTTTAGAGATGCTTTTAACAGTTGCGGATGTTCATTTTACTTTTAATCCAAGTAATCACGATTATACAAACGGTTTCTTTCTTTCGCAAGTGATTGAAACCTACTTTAAAAACTGTAAAAATATTACGTTTGACTGCGGAATAGCACACAGAAAAGCGTTTCAATATTATACAAATTTAATAGGAACAACGCACGGGGATGGAGCAAAACAAATGGATCTTCCTTTATTAATGGCGGTTGAATTTAGCAAGGAATGGGCGCAAACTAAACATAGATATGTTTATACGCATCACGTACATCATAAAACAAGTAAGGATTACGCAGGTATTACGGTTGAAAGTTTAAGAAGTCCAAGCGGAATAGATAGCTGGCATCATAGAAACGGATACCAACACGCACCAAAGGCAGTTGAAGGGTTTTTACATTGCAAAGAGAATGGGCAGATTGCAAGAATTACACACGTTTTTTAAACCTATAAAACGGCAGTAAAACAAATAAATTGCCAATAATTAGCATATAATAACAAATATTATGGCAGATATAACAAAATGTGTAGGTACTGATTGTCCTGTAAAAGAAACGTGTTACAGATTCACAGCACCAGTAACTGATTTTCAACAGTCTTGGTTTTGTAATTGTCCATTAAAGGATAGTAAGTGTGATATGTATTGGGGCGAAAATGCACAAAGTATTTATAGTCAATTACAAGATATAATACAACCTAATAATAATTAGTTAAGTTTTTTCATAATTCTTTTTTTAGTTTGGGAGTGGGGTGTCCCCGCTCGAAATTCAGGGGTGGTTTCCTGATTAATTGTACCCGTGATGCTTACCATAAGAACAGCACACGGGTCTTTTTTTATTTAAAAATCCGTACCCTTTTCTAAAATTTCTTTTCTGTTGATTTCTTGTAAATTCGTGATGTAAATTTGCGTAGTTACTTCTGAACTATGACCGAATAATTCCCGTAAGGCATTAACAGATAATCCCGCTAATATCTTTTCGTTTGCCCCGTGCTTCTTGATTGCATACAAAGTCATATCTATCCCTAATTTCGTTTTAATTTCCTCCAACCATAAATGGGAAGCTGTCCAACTTCTTAACTGATTTGGAGCGGGGGTAAAATCTAAATGAGAGTTTGTTTTCTTTTTATATTTTTGGTCGTGTGACCCGAAAAGAAAATAATCTTTGGGTAAATCTTCAAAATTCAAACTTTGCAGTAATGGTTTCAGATACTCGTTTATAGGGGTTATACGGGCGATTCCCATTTTGGTTATATCTTTAGCCATATAGATAGAATTGTTCTTTAAATCTACCATATTGAGCCGTACCCTTAGCAATTCGTTTCGTCTTATGCCCGTGTGAAACATCGTAGCCCAAAAAATGAAAAAATGCGGGTGATTTTCTTTTAGATGGGTTTTTATTTTGTCAATATCGGTTTGGGATGCTGGTAAGTGTGCAACCTTTTTTTCGATTTTTTTCTTTTTTACCTTTAACGTGAAACTGTTTTTCAATATCTTCAATTCAACCAAAGAATTAAGCACCGCTGAAAGTTCGACCATATGCCGATTGTAAGCGTTATTCGTCAAACTGTACATCTCTAAAGTTTTATCTAAAATCGTTTCGTAATCGCTGCTTTTTAAGTTTACAACTAATGTATTTTCAACTCCCATCGAAAAAATAGCGGATTTGATTCTTTTAATTTTATAAACGTGATTTAGGTAGGTTGCATTTTTTACTCGTTCCTTTCTATTTTTTAAAGTAAGGTCGAAAGCTTCAATAACTGTTAAAGTACTTTTTTGCTTTTTTATAATTGGTTCAGATGGATTCCAGCCGTTCTCTAAATCCTTTAAGACAAATTTCGCTAAAATATTAAATTCGACTTCCCTAACTTTTAAATCTTTGATCCGGTTCAAATCATTTTTTTTTCGGTACTGTTTGCCGTTAATTCTAAAGTGAATATACCAAGAATCACCCGATTTTGAAAGCTTTGGAATTGTGTACGAAATAGCCATTTGTGTACTGTTTGTGTACTGTTTGAAAAAATGTTCCCTATTAATAGGGGTTAACAAAGGAAAATCCCGTCTTCAAGAGAACGGTATTGCGGTTTTTTAAAGAGAGAAACCCAGTATTTATTGGACTTTATCATTGGGGAAATGTGCGTTTTTGAGGTGTTTTGTGTACTGTTTGTGTACTGTTTTACCAATAAATAATTGGCCTTAACCCTTATATTTAAAAGGTTGCTTTTAAAACTTGTTTCGTGGTGAACAATTTTATATTAGGCGTTTTAAAGTCGAAAATCCAATTCGCATTAATATTATAGGACAAAACTATATTTTGGATGTGTACGGGCGTAAAATGGTTTCTACCATTTCGGATAGCTGGCATTACTTGTTCGGTAATTCCAGCACGGTCGCAAAAGTCACGAGTGAAACGGCAAAGTCCGTAAGATTTTAAAAGTTCTATAAGTTCAAATATTCTATCGTCAATCTCTTTCATAATTTAGATATTAATTTTATCAAAATGCTTGACTACACTTGGAATAATTCTTTATTTATGTATTTTTGTAATGCCCTAAACAAGTCTTAAAAAAAATCCTACAAATGTTATTGACCCTACTTTTTGTTAATTTTAAATTGAAAATTACTATTTACTTTTTAAAATCTCTAACAGCGATTTTACATTCTCTTGTAAAAATGAAACTGTATTTTTAAGTTCAATATTTTCATTTGTTAAAATTGAAATTATATTTTTTGGATTTACCTCACCGTTTTCTGTTGGGGATTTTTCTTTAGATACTATAGTTGTATCGTTATCCATTTTAAACCCTTTTTTGAACTTATCAATAAACTTTTTGGTAGGTGTGCGTTTACCGTTCATAATTTCCGACACAGAACCTTTAGAAACTCCCGTTTTATCTACTATTTCGGTGTTACTTGGCACTATAGGCAATGATTTCAACAACTTGTCAAATTCTTCAGGTCCGCTAAATCTTTTAATTATAGTCATTTAAAAATATTATTAAAAATAAGTTCCGATTAGTTCGTTTGTTCCATTCTGTTTGGCTATTTTTGACGAATCAAATTGAATATTCGGCTATTAAAATAAAGATAACAATATAATAACGTAACATCCTAATTTATAATGATAAAAAAAGAAATTTTAATGAAAATAGTTAGAGATAACTTATTGATGGATAAGATATTTTCCAAATTTAAGTACCGCCAAGCCACAATGTCGCAGTCTTTTAAGCGAAGTTTGGAGAGTAATAAAATTAGTGGTAAGTCGCACAATCCCGAGGTTTTAAAGGTTATTTGTAGACATTTAAAATTAACATTGAATCAATTATTAGACTAATGATTAGCAACGACCAAAAAATAAAATTGTTTTTGGAATTGTTCCAAGTTGATACTAATGTAGAAGTGCCGACAATTAGCAAAAAAAAGGAAACAGTTAAAGAACAGCACAGAAGGATTTATTTAGATAATAAAAAACGTAATGAATTCAAGGCTTTAAAGGATATTAAAAAAAATTTGCAAAAATAGTTCCAAAATGTTTGGTAGTTCCAATCTGTTCAGCTACTTTTGGCACATAGATTTGAATATTCAAAACAACCACTTTAAAAAATAGAAATTATGACTTTAACAAAAAATGACCTTTTCAACTTGACTAACCCAATGGGGTTTTTCACACCCGATTCAATTAACGAAGTGACTTCATTCACGGGAGTTACAAGAACCGTTTACTCAAAAAAAGTAAACAACACAACATTTAGAAGCGGTTCTATCGATGAACTTGAAGTAATGGTAAGAAATCATAAGCCAATCAACAATGATGGTGCGAAATGGGATTATAACAACGGTTCAAACTTCAACAACGATTAAAGATGAGTAATTGGACCAGCATAACACCAGGCGAAAGAAGAGCCGAAGCGTTAAAAGTATTAGCAAAAGCAAAAGAAATTGAAAACCAAAAAAAACTAAAAAAATGAAAAATACAACCCTTGAAAATTTTATGAATGATGTAGTCTTTAACAAACTAATATCAAATCTAGGAATTGAACCAGCAACCAAACAAACCAATGTAGAGCGTTTCTATGAGTGGTTGCAAATGTGCGGAAATGTTCACTTAAACAACCACGAAGCATTAGTAAAAGGATTTAATAAAATACCAAATATATAACCAAAAAAAGATTATGAAAGAGTTACAAATTTTAATCGAATTAGTGGGCGAATTGAGAAGCGATAATCTAACACTTAAAGAGAATTTAGAAAAGGCGAGTGAATCAACTTCATTTTGGTACAAGAAGTACAAGGAATTAGAGGAGGCTACGAAAGAAGTTGAACCAGCATTTATATAATTATGAAAAATTTAGCAATCGCATTAGTAAAAGCTCAAAGCGAAATGAGCAATCCAAAGAAAGGGAACACCAACCCTTTCTTTAAAAATAAGTATGCCGATTTAAACGCAATTCGGGAAGCTGTTTTATCAACTCTAAACGAAAACGGCATTGTAGTACTACAGCCGATGGTAAACGTTGATGGAAAAAACTTTGTAAAAACAATTCTACTTCACGAATCGGGCGAAATGATGGAATCTTTCACCGAAATCATATACAACAAAGTAAACGATGCACAAGCGCAAGGATCGGGCATTACATACGCAAGAAGGTACGGTTTGCAATCCTTTGTATGTGTTGGTGCAGATGACGATGATGGAAACAAAGCGGTACAACCAGCGAAAATCCAATCGCTGACAAGTGAACAACTTGAAAAAGTTATTTCATCTGATGAGAAGGGAATGTTAGCTACTCTAAAAGCTATCAATGATGGCAAAATAACAGCTACACAAGTTCAAGTGTTAGCTATTGAAAATCAACTAAAATCTAAAATAGCAGCATAATGGGAGCAACAAGCGAAATGCACTTACAGATGAGAGCTGATGAGATTGTACAGATGTACGATTCAACTTTCACCAAAAAAGAAGCGGTTAAAACGGGCATCCAATTAGCCGAAAATGTATTCGAATCGGGTGAAGTTTTACCCGAAGAAGTTTTAGCCAACCTATCCCGCTTAAAATGGGTTGTTGATGCTGCTGAATCCACCCTACGGGGTGGTTTAGAAATCTACGACAAACGCACGGTATTAGGGTTAGAGTTCAATTATGTAAACGGTGGCAATACTATCAACTATGCAGATGATGAGATTTATACCGAGTTGAAAAGGTGTTTGGATGCACGAACGGAACAGTTAAAAATGGCGCAAAAACAAGACACGTTTGACGCCTACGGTAACCAAGTACCAAGAGTAAGCACAAGCCCGAGAAAATCAAGTATAACAATTAAATAAATAAATAAAAATGGAAGTAGTAGGAAAAATTAAGGTTATCGGAACAGCTAACCAAGTGAGTGACAAGTTTACTAAACGTGATGTAGTGATTACAACAGACGAGCAATATCCGCAAGATATTCAAATACAATTTGTTCAAGAAAAATGCGAGATTCTCGACAAATACACCGTAGGGCAAGAGGTTACAATAGGCATCAATTTAAGAGGTAGAGAATGGAATAATGCAAAAGGGGAAACGGTTTATTTCAATACGATTCAAGGTTGGAATATTAAAGAAACCGATAACTCAAAGCAAGTACCACAAGCTAATTCTCAAACATTTGCACCAGCCCCAGCACTTGCGATAGAGGACGACAGCGACCTGCCATTTTGAGAAAATAAAGGATTGCAATTACTCATAAAAACTTTTGATTTAACAACCTCCCGATGTATAGGTAAATCGGTTTAAAATCTTAACCTAAAAATGCAAATAAAAGAAGAGTTTAAAAAGTTGATCCCCGAATTGACAAAAGAAGAATTTAAGCAATTAGAAGATAATTGTTTAGCCGAAGGAATAAGAGAGAAAATAATACTTTGGAATGGTTTTATAATCGACGGGCATAACCGTTTTGAAATTGCTACTCGTTGGGGTTTAGATTATCAAACAGAAACTAAAAAATTTGATAATGAAAATGATGTTAAAATTTGGATGGTTAACAATCAATTTGGCCGCAGAAATTTACAAGACTTTGTAAGAGGTGAATTAATGCAAATACTTGAAGAATTAACTAAAGAAAAGGGTGAAAAGGTTTATAAGGAAAAAGCATTTTTTAAAGGCAATCAACATTCTGCTCCGTTGTCAATAGTTGACAACGAACCAAAACATAACACAAGAGAAATTATAGCTGAAAAGCTTGGATGGAGTACAGGAAAAAAGGCTCAATTTGATGTAGTAGCTAAAAAAGCACCAGAAGAAGTAAAAGTACAATTAAGATCAGGCGAAGTTACTATAAACCAAGTTTATCAAGATATCAAGAAAGAGGAAAAGAAAGCCTTTAGAGTTGAATTAATTGAGCAACAGATAGAAGATATTGAACTTGGATTATTACCCGAATTGGAAGGCTTATTTGATGTTATTTCGGTTGATCCACCTTGGCCATACGAAGGAGAAAACAAAAATATAACATCATTTGATTCAGTAGGCAGAAGGGTTGCAAATCCATACCCCGAAATGAGCATTGAAGATATAAAAAACATTGAAATGCCTTTGATGGATGATGCAGTTATTTTGCTTTGGACTACTCATAAATTTCTTCCAGATGCTTTTGAAATATTAAAAGATTGGGGAATGGATTACAAAGCTACACTCGTTTGGAATAAGGAAAAAATGGGTATGGGTGCTTGGTTTAGAATGCAATGTGAATTCTGTATAGTGGGAGTAAAAGGGAAACCATATTGGGAAAACACAACCTTTAGAGATATTCTAAACGAACCAAGAAGGGAACACTCAAGAAAGCCTGATTCGTTCTTTGAAATGATTGAAAAAATAACTCTTGGAAGAAGGTTAGAGTATTTCAGCAGAGAAAGAAGAGAAGGGTGGGAAGTTTTCGGAAATGATATAGAAAAATTTGCTTATGAATTGGGAAGATAGAACAACTGTAAAGAAGGGAAACATAGGTGAAAAGTTAGTGAAGGAATCGTTAGAAAAAAGAGGTTATGTTATTTATAAAGCACTTACAGAGAAAGCACACGCTTTTGATTTTTTAGCTGTAAAAGATAAAAAGGAATTTTTAATAGCTGAAGTAAAAAGCAAAGCCAAGTTTAACAAGTTCGAAGCGACTGGAATTGATCTAAGGCATTTTAACGAGTATAAATATATTTTTCTAAAGCAGAATATTGATGTGATTTTATTTTTTGTTGATGAACACCCAAACGAAGAGCGTATTTACTGCCAAAAGTTAAGTGTATTAATGCAAGAAAAAACTATCGATAGAATAAAATTCCCCAATACAGATATATCAAAAGGTAAAATATTATTCAGTTTATCGGATATGAGAACGGTTTGTAAATTATCGGCTTTGGAATTATTAGACTTAAAAAAATATTCATCAAGAAATTATCAATATCAATAAATTAAAATTATGAACTTAAATTATTTAACATCAAAACAAGTTGCCGAAATATTAGGATGCACACAAAGAAATATTTGTTTTTTAATAAGAGACAAGAAAATATCTCCAACTATCACACTAGAGAACGGACACTATTTATTTTTAAAAGAAGATATAGCTTTTGTTAAAGTGCGAAAATACAAAAAATAATGAAAAAAGTCGAAATAACAACATCGGTAAAAAACGGAAAATTTACACGCAATCGTACAATCGTTTTACAAGCCATTAATTCCTTTAATAATGCCGATGTTGTTTTGACTTTTGATAAGCCGAAAAAGAAAAGAAGCAACAATCAAAATTCTTTTTATTGGGGGGTATTAATCCCCTTAATGCAATCAGGAGCAAAGGATTTATGGGGCGAAGTTTGGAGCATCGATAAAGCACACAAACACCTTTCAAATCTATTCGTATTTCACGAGAGCGTAAATGAAAAAACGGGTGAAATCACCCAAACCCCAAAATCAACTACAGAATTAACTACAACGGGTTGGGAGGTATTTATGACTGAAATTAGAATTTACTTATTAGAAAATTTTGACATAAACGCACCCGAGCCAAACCAAATAACAACACTAAATTTTGACTAAAGAACCAAAGCCAAGGCGGTGCAAAGTTTGCGAAAATATTTTCATTCCTCAAAGATTTATGCAAACAACTTGTGGTTACAAATGTGCCATCAAACACGCTCACACAATCAAAGCAAACAAGATTAAAGCCGATTGGCGAATCGAAAAGAAAGCTTTAACCGAAAAATTAAAAACTTTAGGACAATACGAAGCGGATGCTAAAAAATCCTTTCAAAAGTGGGTACGATTGCGGGATGCAGACCATAACTGTATAAGCTGCGGAGGAGTTGATAAGGATTTGTGGGATGGTGGACATTTTAAAAAAGCCGAAATCTATTCGGGGGTAATATTCAACCCCGCAAACTGCCACAAACAATGCCGAAAATGCAACCGATTTATGAACGGAAATGAGTTGATGTATCGAGAAGGATTAATTGCAAGATACGGTTTAGAATATACCGAGAATATTGAAAGGTTAGCCAATGAAACAAGGCAGCACAAGTTTAGTAAGGAGGAATTAATAGCAAAAAAATTACAATACGATTTATTGATTAAAGAATTTAAATGAAATACACCGAAAAGGAAAAAAATTATTACAAGAATAAAAGAATGGGAGGAATTACCAAGTATGTATATCAAGTTCCCGTAACAATTGTAAAAGAATATTATTACATAATCGAATCAAAAATAAACAACCCCAATGAAAACAATGATTAGACCTAAAACAAGAGAAGTAGGAGAAGTGTTAAGAGCAAAAAAATTATTTCATCTCAAATTAAATAACGTAGATGTGCGAAAATGGGATGAAAAGCAATTGCAGGAATGGCACACAATCATAGATAGTGATTATGTAGTAGATGTGCAAGAAAAAGAACCGCCTACACCTTCACCGTGTGCCATTAAAGTAATGCGAATGGATGATGGAATAGTATTCAGTAGTATAACCGAGTGTATCAGAGTTGAAGGACTTCATAAAACCTTAATGTTAAACCTACTTAACGAAGGAATCGAATACCAAAGAATTAATAAATAAAATAAATGAACCCCAAAAAAAAACAAACCCAAATGCACAAGCTTTTTTGCCTATCAAGTTTACTGCTTGAAAACCTTGACGAACTCAAACCTACAACCCCCCGAATGGTACAATTAAAGGGTGATTTAATCGCCTTTTGCGAAGAGCTGAATAATACGGTAGCGGATACGTACACCATTCAAAATTCGACTTATTTCAGCACGATAAGCAATAAGATTGATACGATTTTAAGAAAAGAATTTAACCCCGAAATGTAGAAAATATGATACAAAAATCAATAGAGTCAAAACCTTTAAGAATGACAAAATCAGCAATAAAAGCAAGAGAATTAGTTTGCAAAATGTATGGATGTGAAATAAATACAGATTTAGATGATATTTATCTTATTAATGGAGATGGTTATTTTTTAGCAAAAGACAGCGCATTAATAGCAGTTGACGAAATCATTGAATTTATGAGAGCCAATAAAATATTTATAGACAGTTTTTGGTGGGATGTTAGAATAGAAATTCAAAAAATATAAAAAATTGAAAAATATTAAAAAATTAACCAATGGTTTAGTTTTTTAGTTATATTTGTAATCAGTAATGAGGTGGAACGCATTACGAATTTAAAAGACATTACAAAAATCCTATCAAGGAGGCACGTTCCACAACATTGCCGATTTGATGGGATTTTAATTTTTAAAGATATGAATAGCTACGAATTATCAAGAAAATGGTTTGACTGGAGTTTTGAGAACCCAGAAAAAATAAGCCCTAATCATTCAGCATTATATTTTTTTGCTATTGAGCATTGTAACCGTTTAGGATGGAGAAAGAAATTTGGTTTTCCTACCGAGATGGCAAAGGATGCAATTGGTATTAAATCATATAAAACATATATTAAAACTCTCAACGATTTAGTTGATTGGGGGTTTATAGAAATGGTTGAAAAAAGTAGAAATCAATACTCTGCAAACATAATCGCTTTGGTAGAATTTACCGAAGCACTAGACAAAGCACTAGACAAAGCAATGGTAAAGCACGTATCAAAGCAAGACCAAAGCACGTACCAAAGCAGTACTAGTATAGATAAACATATAACTATTAAACCAATAACCAATAAAGATGACCTTTCGGTCAATTGGGATGCGCTTTTAAATCAATTCAATACTATCACGGGTAAACATCTAAAAGTTGTGGATGATAAAGTTAAACGGCAAGTAATGGCAAGATTAAAATCGGGGTATAGTAAAAACGACATCGTAACGGCTATTACAAATTGTTTTAACGACCCGTACCACATAGAAAATCCAAAGTACTTAACATTGGAATTTATTAGCCGACCTGATAAAATGGCTACTTACTCTCAAAATACCACCGCACCTAAAAAACTAATTAAACAAATGGATAGATTATGAGTTGGGCAACAGATAATGCAGTAAAAAGGATTTTTAACAGTTTTAAGCGATTAAAAAACCAAATCTATAGCGAAGATATAGAAGCACTTAAATTGTTGAATGAGGAGCTTCTAAACAATCAAAAAAACTATGTCAACGATAATATCCTCTTCGCAAAATTATTAATCCATTGTTTAAGAAATGATTTTAAACATTATGGCAGTATTAAAATGGCAATTAAAACCATAGATGGTATTTTAAAAACCCCGATTTCACACCATACAGAATTGCTGCGGATGGATTTAAACCACAAGGATTTTCTTGATTATGCTGAAAGTTTGGGATTAGAAATGGACCATCTAAACCACAAAGCAAACAACAACGATGCAATACTAAACGAGAATCAAAAAGAGATTCAAGATAAATTGTTAAAGTTTTGGAACTACGAAAAGGTAGAAAAATCATTTTACAACAGCGCAAACGAATTACTACAAGATATTAATAACTATAACTAAGAAATTATGAAAACAGCAATGCAAGAATTATTTAGCCAATTAGAAATTGAGCATCCAAATTTATTTAATGCAAATACTTTAGAAGGTAGAAAGTTTATAAATGATTATTATAAATTTTTTAAAATGGAAGAAAAACAGATAGTACAATCTTTTGATTCAGCTTGTGAAGATGAAAACAGAATAGGAAAAGAATATTACAACGAAACTTTTAAATAAATGGATTTAGATTTTTCATTACTCGACAAAACAACACCTGAGTTAATACAAGTTGATTTTAGCAAAATGCTAAACGATTCTTATATTGACCCAGCCGAAGAAATTAAAAACCAACCCGTTGCCATCAGTATTGGAAGTTCAGAATACAAAGGGCAGTTTTACCCAATCCCATTTGGAAGTTACGGAGATTTTTCTTGCATTGTTGGAGCATCAAAAAGTAGAAAAACTTTTTTCAAATCTATGATTGAAGCGGGATATATCGGAGGGCGAAGCAACCTACTAAACCCAAGTATCAAAGGTCACGGCAGCAAAGACCGTTTGGTTATCTCGTTGGATACAGAACAAAGCAAATACCATACGCAAAGAGTGCAGCGTAGAGTTTTGGAGTTGGTGGGTGCAAACTATGATTTGTACAAAACATTCTCTTTACGTTCTTACAACCCGAAAGAAAGGTTTGAGTTCGTGGATTGGTTAGTATACGAAAGCGAATACAAGAACGATATAGGCTTAATGTCGATTGATGGATATGTTGACTTGGTTACTGATTTTAACAGTTTAGAACAAGCTACGGGATTAACTGAAAAGCTATTGGCTTGGACTGCGATACCAACCAAAAAAGATTACCATCAAATGCACATTACGGGGATATTACACAAGAATTTTGGAACAGCTAAACCCGTTGGACACGTTGGCTCTTCAGTACTTAAAAAAGCGGAAACCGTTGTTTTTATAGAAAAGGAAGATGATTTAACAATAGCTAAATGCGAGTATAGCAGAAACCTAGAATTTCAACCGATAACATTTTCGGTCAATAAAGATTGGTTACCGTATGAAGTTGATAATATTCAAACGGATTTTAAAGCAATGGAGAATAAAGTTAGTTTTTAAAAATAAATTGAAAGTTTCTTTGAAAAAGTTTGCATAATCAAAAAGATGTTGTATATTTGTATAACAAAATAAAACAAATAGAAATTATGAAAGCAATAATCGAAAACGGAACAACTTACAAAGTAACAGGAGAAAAAGGAGCATTTACTATTACAGAAGATGTTAAGGGTAAAATCAAAATGTTTCAAACTTCTACAATTGAAATCGTAGATGCTGAATTTGGAAAATTAAAATATGCAAACAAACCATCTGTTAAAAAATCAACTATGCAAAAAGAAATTGACTATAAAAATTCTGCAACTGCAAAAATGACAAATGACGAATGGGAAGCATACAGAAAAAATATTCAAAGAAACGTAAAATCTGATAACTAATATGAAAACTGCAAAACAACTAAAAGAAGAAAAAAGACAGACTTTTCTAAAACCCAATCAAATCAATGTGAATTTGATTAAAAAACTTGATAAGTTACCGACTGGAGAAATTGTAATAGCAATTAACATCGAAAAAAAACATACTTGGATAGTTTGCGATTCAGGAAAGACTTATAAGTCTACCCATAATATGATTAACAATGAAATGATTAGTTATATAGAGTTTGAAAACCGTGGAGGTAAACGTGAAAGTGCTGGAGCAAAGCCAAAATACAACGAGCCAACAAAAACAACTGCCTTTCGTATTCCTATATCTAAAATCGATGAAGTCAAAAAGTTAGTCATAGAATTTTTGGCAAGTTACGAGAGGGAAAATAACCTATAACGTCCTGCCGCTTTGCTTAGTGCGGGATTTAGAACTACAAAATTTAATAATTAAAAACAAAATATGATGGAAAACGATAAAACACAAAAACCCGCATTGAGCAAAACGGCTGTTATGCCTCGTTGTTCTACTTGCTACTTTTGGAATCAAAATTCTTTTTTTGATTATGAAAACGTGGTTAATTCGGGGACTTGTAGAGAGTTGAAAATGAAAATAGACTTTGTTTATTTCCCAGAACGAATTGATGGTTTTGTTGACAAAATAGAAACAGAAGGAGATTTCGGATGCGTATTACATAAATCGATATAAATATGGAATTTAAAACTAAAGAATACCCAGAAGGAGAAGAAGTTGTAATTAATGAAATTATGGTAAATTATTCTCAAATAAATGAAACTGATAGCGATGAAGATAATCATTTAAAAATATCAATTTGTCATCAAGGAGCAGGATTTTATTACGTAATGGAAACCACAAGATGGTCTTTCAATGATATTGCAGAATTAGACCAACTTTTGGCAGATTTTAAAGCTAAAGCGAATATTTCTGAATGAGGCATAACGGTATCGCATTGTCGTCAGGTGGCGACCAAATAAATAACTAATTTTTAAATTAAAGACAGATGAAACCAAGTACAAAACCAAAATTACCCAAAGCCAAAACCGCCACTTGCGACAATGCAGTGTTAGCAAATCGGTTTAACATAGATTTCTTCGAGTTCAGTTTTTTAGTTGAAGCCTGCATTCCTCCAAGACCAATTGCAAGAGCGATGTTTTGGGATGATGTGATAAATAAACATTATCATACTTTGACAACGAATGAACGTGAAAAACTATTTGAATGGGTAAATAGATGTTCAGGAATGGAACACGGACTTGAAATAAAAAATGAAGATTGTCTATTGTTTAATGCTCGTTTTGATAAAGAAAATCAATACGAAGTAGAAACAAAATATAATAGCATAACCGAAAATCATAGAGTTTTCAAATGGCAGGGTAAATATCATATTTCAAAAACTCAATCCGTTAACGAAGATTATATTGTCGAGGTAACGAAAGTTTCTGAAACTGTTTGCTAATGCCCGATGCTTTACGTCCGTTGTGGAAAAACAAGCCTAGTGATTCAGATTAACCAATACATAAAGACAAACCAAAACATTAAAAATTAACCCTAAACCCACAATGGCGTAAAACATTTGTTAGCCGTTCGGTTTTTAAAATTACAATTATGTTTGAAATTGGAGAAAAAGTGATTTGTATTAATAATTCAATGCAACCACATACGATTGAAGAATTGAAAAAAGATATGCCTAATTGGCTTAAAAAATATGAAAAGTACACTATTAGAGGTTTTACTTCTAACAATGGAATAGTTGATGGTCTTTGGCTCGAAGAAATTAAAAACGATTACAAATTTTTCAGGTTAATAGACAAATTTCAAGAACCAGCATTTGCTTTATGGCGTTTCAGAAAATTAGAACCTGCTGAAATTCAAATGGAAGTTGTCGAATATGCGAATGTTGCGTAAACTGACGGCTAACTCGTTGCTAATAGCATAAAAAGTATTACTTTTACTTATTAACTATCTAAAAATATGATAAAATATAGCAAAGTCAAAGTAATAAAAATTACGGAAGTTCAACATAAAACTTTGAAAAAATTAGATAGTTACCAAATCAATGTATCTCAATTTATTAGAGACGCAATTAACGAAAAGATACAACGAGAGTATAAAGACTTAATGCCAAAAGTTAAAAAAGAATATTGCCCGTTTTAAAAGTATGCAAATTAATTTAACCATTGCGTTAGTTTTTTTCGTACTTTTGTTGTATTAATTAATTAAATTATATTAATTATTTTGAATGACAAACGAAAAGATAACGGAGGGCATAAAACAAACGGAGGTAGAAAATCAAAAGCAGAAGAACAACAGCTTATTGAAAAACTTTCACCGTTAGAACCTTTAGCATTTAAAGCCTTGACCGATGCGTTAAAAGAGGGTAAGGATTGGGCGGTTAAATTATTCTTCCAATACAACTACGGTATGCCAAAACAGATAATTGAGCAAACGAATATAACACCAGTAACGGAAATAATTTTAACAGATGCAACAATTACAAATACCAACACTTAAACACCAACGGGATTTTATCAACTCTCAATCGAAGCACACCGCATTGATTGGGGGTTTTGGTAGTGGTAAAAGCCATTGCGGAGTTGATAAGACGATTATAAAGAAGATGATGTTGCCAAATGTTAATTGTGCGTACTATCTTCCAACCTACGGCCTTATTCAAGATGTTGCAATTCCTAAATTTTCAAGCCAACTAACAGCGCACGGTATAGATTACACTATTAACCGTTCGGATAATATCATTAAAACCAAGTACGGCAATATTCTTTTAAGGAATATGAGCGACCCCGAAAGGATAATCGGTTATGAAGTTGGCTATTCGTTAATCGATGAAACGGATATACTCTCAAAGGATAAGATGAGCGAGGTTTTTATGAAAATAATAGGGCGGAATCGTTCGGTATTGCCATACGGTCACATCAATCAAACCGATGTTGTAGGTACACCCGAGGGTTTTAAATGGTTATACGATTTTTTTATTAAGAATTCAAGCGATAACAAAGCGGTAATCAAAGCGAAGACCTACGATAATCCTTTTTTGCCTGATGGATATATTCAAACGCTAAAAGAAACGTACACAGAATCCCAAGTAAATGCCTATTTAAACGGGGAATTTGTGAATCTAAACAGTTCAAGCGTTTACACTTCGTACAATCGTAAGGCGCACCGCACCGATGCAATGCCTTTACCAAACGAACAATTATTCGTGGGGTTAGATTTCAACATTACCAATATGAATGCGGTGGTACACGTTAAGCGAAACGCTAAACTTTATGCAGTTGGAGAAATAGCAGCTTGTTACGATACGCAAACGATTTGCGATTATCTAAAAGAAAATTATCAAGGGCATAAGATTACAATAAACCCTGATGCAAGTGGTAATGCTCGTAGCACTTCGGGTGCTTCTGACTTTTCAATATTAAAATCAAACGGTTTTGAGGTTTCAGCACCCAAAAAGAATCCAGCAGTTACCGAGAGAGTGAACGCTGTTAACCTTGCCTTTCAGAATGATAATTATTACGTTAACGACAAGACTTGCCCGACTTATGCCGAAGCATTGGAGAACCAAGCGTATAAAAACGGAATCCCCGATAAACAAAGCGGATTTGACCACATAACAGAAGCTGGAGGTTATTGTATATTTAAAAACCTATACGGAAGAATTTCACAAATATTATAGATATGAAAAAGAAAATCGAATTAGTAGATAATTCACACAAGGCAGAACATTTAAAAAACTTCCAACCCTTTTTGAAAGGAGAATTTAGAACGGTTTTAAAATCGGAATTGGAAAATGAAGAAGTTTTAAAAGAATTGTTCGGGGAAGATGAAACAGAATTTTACAAACTATTAGCAGTTTATGAAATCCAAAACCTATAAAGATAAAGGGGATATTTCCTATCTAACTTTCAAACACTTTTCAGAGGTGATTGAAGGGAATGATTCTGATAGTTTTATCGAAAGGCAAACGATGGAGTATTTTAACCCTGATTCAATAGCCGATTTTGCGTTAGCCTTACAAACTAATCCTAAAACAATTTCGTTGCCTTACACGATAGATTTAGAGTTTAAAACAGCTGGTAAGTTTATAGATTGCGATACGTTTCTAAAAGATGAAATGATAATCGAGGTTTTGGAATTGGTAGTTAAACCTAAATTCTTTTGGCAAAAGGTAAAAATAGAATCGTTGAGCATCGCACAAGTTGAAACTATAATTTCAATGTACCAAGAGAGGGTAGCACCGATTAAAGAAGCGCACGAATGGATTTATAACCCCCCTATTTTTGGGGGTAATAGCGAGATAACGCAAGGCACAGAGGAACGACAAGACTTTGCGGACCATTACGGGGGGTATATTGAAATGACTTATTTGATTGCTGGTGGTAACGTTTCAAGATTTGAAGAAATTACGAATTGGAGTTTAGATAAGTTTTTATTTTTAGGGGAGTATTGTTTAAGGAAGAGAGTAGTAGAAAATTTAAAATAGAAATATGGGAAAGATTATATTAAAATTAGTATTAGTTATATCAACGGGAGTTCTAATAGGGCAAATAATTGCTTACTTTATTATAAAATAATTATGAACGAAATACAAATAGTTTACGATTGGCTTATAAACCATTTTACCACAAATGATTTAGTGCATACGGTTTCGATATTGCCAACGGGTGAACTTGATCAGAACAAAGAAAACATTTACCCTTTGGTTAATATCGACTTTATTAACAAGGAAACCGAAGAACAGGCGATAATAACAACGTTTAAAATAACGGTTATTCAGCAACGAGATACGCAACCGATACGAACAAACAACAAGCTGTTAAACGATACTAATTACTTGGATAACGTAAACGAAACCGCAAACATTTGCACACGGTTTTACAACGTATTAGCAAGGCAGAACAACGAGTATAATATCGAGATGGTAGATATGACCAAAGAAAAACCTTTGCGCAATTGGGGCATTAATACTTGCGATGGCTTTCAGTTTGAGGTTAACCTATCAATTCCAAATATGGGTAGTTCGTGTTAACCGAAACCGAAATAAGAGCGATTGCTCAAAAGGTGGTTGACCAATCTAAAAGCACGGCAAGAGTTGACACGGGAGCATTAAGAAGGTCGATGGCTTTTACTTACATTCGGGGGGTTGTAACCTTTCGCCAATTTGTTTACGGGCAGTATGGGAAAAATTCACAGTTAGAAAAGAACGCTATTCGATTAATGCCAAACGGCACGAATTGGCGAATAATCTATACAGAGTTCGGAGGTAATGAAGTAGAAAGCACACCAATAAAAAGGGGCAGAGCTTCACAAGGTAACGTGTTAAGTAATTTAGCAAAATCAACAACTTCAAAGATAAGAGCATTAATAGCACAAAGAAAAAAGAAAGATGGCGAAGCGGAGAAGTAGGGAGCAAATCGATGCCGATAAAATCATTAAAAAGCATCTTAACGAATTGGGGGAGATAGTTTACCAACAAGCGACCAACACCAGCCGAAGAGATACGGGGAGATTGCAAGACGAACAGAATTATAAGGTACAACCCGATACAGTATTAACCTTTGGACAGTTATTTTACGGTGAGTATAACTACCCAAAAGGGGTTGAGAGCGGAGAAAAGAACGCTTTACTAATCGCAATCAATGATAATTTAGAAGATGCAACGGCAATTATAATTCAAGATATTAGAGACCAAATTTTACAAGATTTCAAATAACAAAATAGTGTATGAAGCTATACACAACCCTAACAAATGGCAGCACCAAATTTAGAAGTTTTAGACCGTACCAATATATCTACGGCTAGTAAAATAACCTTTGCAAATAGCCCCATCCATTTACGGATTCAAAACGTAGCTAAAACAAACACAATACAATCGGTAGTAGTTTATTTATGGATTTGGAACGGAAACCAAAACAAAGTACTTGGCACACCGAACGCAACCTATACCAAAAGCAAAATAAGCGCATCTGATGACTATATTAATATTGAGGTTGCCGATGTTATCAAAGCCTATTTAATTAATCCTCTAAACGCTTTAAATACCAACCAGCCTACTTTTGCTTATAATGAATTAACTAATCCAGCTATCACGGGGCAAGGTGTATTTTGGCAAGTTATCGCAGATGTGACTTCAACAGCTGGAATTGAAAGAATTGTAAACCCTACAAGGTTTGCAACCCTTGGTTATCGTTGGAACTACGAACAAAATCTTTATGCCAATAACGGAAACAATCCAAACGGAGCAAGTGGATTCGTTGAAGGGGTTAATAAATGGTACAACCCATCTATACACAACTACATAAGCCAATCTTTCAACCTATCCACAACGGTTGCAACCGCTACGAGTGCGAACCTTGTAACGGTTAGCGATGTTATACCTACTTCGCAATGGTCAAGATGCAGCCGTGAACCTATCTTAATTGTGTTTCTCAATAAATTGGGTTTATGGGAAATGTTTACTTCACACGGAAAAGTAACGGTTAAAAATAAAGTTGAAGCAGTTACGGGTAGGCGGTCGTTTCGTGATCCATCTAAAATAGATAACAGTTACAGCCATTCAAAACTTCGGGAAGTTTCAGAAGTAGTGCAATCATATTCCATCAATACGGGCGCATTAACCGAAGATATGAACTCAACTATTGAGCAAATTATTTATTCGCCTAAAGTGTTCCTAATTAAGTTTAAGGGGGATAAGCAAACGAGCAACACAATAGGCATCACGATTGATAGCACGTACAAAACTATTGATGATACCAATATAACTATCGATAGTCAAACAGTAACGGCAAACGGTAACGGATTTTTTAAAACACACCAACAAATCCCCGTGGTAGTTACAGATTCAGATTTTGGAAGAAAGACCAGATTGAACGATAAAAACCAAATCGATTATACAATCAACTTCGAAGAAACTACTAACAAGATTTTAAGCGTAAGATAATGACAGAAGTATTCGTTTCAATTGATAATTTAGAGTTTACCAAGTTAGACCTTTCGAAAGATGAGAGTATTTTAATGAAGTACACCCAAAAGGATTTGCAAGATATTTCAAAAATCTTTGCGCCATATTCTCAAAACTTTAATTTTCCTGCAACCCCGAAAAACAGAATGGCTTTTGGATTTTTCGGAGATACTGAAATCGTAAAGGTAAACAAGGAAAAGAAATATTTTTGCAAAATTTATACGGATGGGATTTTGAACCTTTCGGGATTCATCGTATTATCAGAGTTGAGTTACGAAAATAACAGACCCGAAACATTTACGGGCAATTTCACAACTTCAATGTTGAACTTAAAGGATAGGATAGGCGAAGATAGTATTCGGGATTTAGCACCCGAAGGCTTGAGCGTGGATTGGACGTACAAAAACGTATTTTCTCTTCTTAAAGGGATTCAAAACAAGGCTACAAGCGCAATAAATACTTCTTTCTTTGTTCCTCTAATCTCAAATACCCGAGTTTGGGCATACAATCAAAACGATAGCACGGATTTACTTGATAATATCGCTTATAAATTTACTAATTTATCATCTTCACCTAATTTAATTCAATCTACTGAATTAAGACCTGCCGTATCGTTTTCCTCCATCATCGATTTGATGATAAAAAAGTACGGTTTATTAGTTACCTGCCCGCTATTCTCAAGAAAAGAATACAAAGATTTGTATGTATGGTGTAATAATGAGAATATATACAGCGCAAAACAAACCAAACTAACCATAAAACAAGCCTTTGGAGGTTTATTTTATGCTGATGCTAAAAACGAGGGCGGAATACCCGATCCAAAAAAATACACGGTTACAACAGATGTGCCAAACGGTATTTTTAAGGTAATAAAAAGAGCGTTACCGTTTACGAATTCGGGAGAATATATTGAGAAGGGTTTCAATTTTAAAATCTATTTATCTGGAGTTTCAGTTACGGGGGGTTCAGCTACAACCAAGGCAACCGTAACGCTTAAAAGAAAAACTACTTTAGATGTTATCACAACGAAAGAGTTTGATTTAACGGGTTCAATTTTTGACTGTACTATTCCAGTTAGCGATAATTTATTTATCGGTAATGAAATGGATTTTGAAGCGCATATATCTTTCAATCAGCCATTGAGTTGGGGGTATGCAGATTATACAATTAACTTTAGGTATTACGATGGAAAAACGGGATTGTTTAGCGGTAAAGAATATGCAACCTATTTTTATCAATCCAAGTTTAACAATAATAGCGCAGATGTTTCAAGTACCAATATCGATTTATTTAAATCTTTGCCCGAAATGAAATGCGTTGATTTTTTAAGTTCATTTTTCAAGGCTTTTAATATTTCAGTATTCGACACATCACCCAACAATGAAAATTTATTTTGGTTAACACCTTCCGACATTCAAACGGTTGGACAAACCTATTCAAAAGCGGTAGTAGATTATACTCCTTATGTGGATATTTCAAGTTATAAAAAATCAGTTCCGAGCGATTACAACTACTATAATTTCAAACACGCAAAAAGCAAGTACAAATCCAATGCTGATTATTTAAGTGCCACGACTTTAGAATACGGACAGGCCTTAAACCCTGCAATCAAACCAACCAACGCAAAAGAGTTTAAAGTTGAAACTAACTTTAGTTTAATTGTTCCCGTTACGATTACAGGTACGGCAGGAATACTAACGCACTATGGATTTACAAGCGATAACCCCGAGATATTAGAAACGGGTGAAACAAGATACACCCCCAACTTTGAAGACCTAACCGTTTTTTATTCGCACGGAAACCAACCCTTGCCAAATCCGTTTGGGTTTAAAAGTACTAATCCTTATGGATCAAATATGAACGAAAAATTAGATAGTCACATAAAAGTTGCCCCGTGGAATATTGAGAATGATTCTTTCTCCTTTAGTGTTTTAGTAGATGATAATTTACAAAACTATCCTTATAGTTTATATTTAAAAGGGTACGATTCTCAAACCGCAAGGTTACTTGATGTAAACGTTTTAAGCCACGAATATACTTTTAACCTACCAAGTAATGAAATATACTTAAACGAAGCTACAACGATACAAGGAGGGGGAAACACACCCGCTGGATTTAGATTGCAAAACGATATCATCGTAGGCGAAACCCTCTACACCATATTAGATGCGAGTATTGATATAACAACGGGAAAAACACAACTAACACTTTTAAATAAATAAAATGGCAGACATCGAACAGAAGATAAAATTATCGTTTGAGAACAACGCAGAGGAGAACGCACAAGAGGTTAATAAATTAACGGCATCGATTGATAAAACAACCGATGCAACCAATGAAAACAAATCATCTGTTGGACAAAGCGATGCTGCCTACAAAAGTTTTAAAACACAACTCCGAGAAGCTAACGCTGAACTTCAAAAATCGATTCAGTTGTACGGTGAAACTGCAAAGGAAACAGTTGAAGCAGCGAAGCAAGTTGCCAACTTAAAAGACCAAATGGGTTTTGCCAAGGATTTAACGGATAAGTTTAACCCCGACCAAAAAATGAAGGCTCTTGGAGCAGCGACACAAGTTGCGGGAACGGGTTTGCAAGGTGTAACCGCTGGAATGGCTTTGTTTGGTGCAGAGGGTGAGGATACGCAAAAGCAGTTATTAAAAGTTCAAGCTGCAATGGCTTTTTCTGATGCTATATCCAACCTATCCAACCTTGGTGACCAATGGCAACTTTTAAAAGCTACTATTGCATCAAGTTCATTAGCCACAAAAGCGAATGCAGCAGCCACGGGATTAGCTGCAATGGTTCAAAACGTATTCACGGGTTCAGTTGCAACAACTACAACGGGATTCAAAGCGTTGAAATTCGCTATTGCTGCAACGGGAATAGGTTTGTTAGTAGTTGGATTGGTTGCGGTTTATCAAAATTTCGATAAAATTTCAAAGTTTGCCACAAATTTAGTACCCGCACTATCAAAAGTTGGAGATACTGTAATGTCAATCGTTAATGCGGTAAGCGATTTTATAGGGGTAACGAGTGCAGCAGATAGGGCAGTTGATAAATTAAAGGCAAATGCAAAAGCATCAACGAGTTTAAACGATAAATATTTAGCGGAACACGGTGACCAACTTGACAAATTTACAAAGCAAAAGATTGAAGCAAGAAACGCATATAATAAAGAAATCGAAGCGGGGAATTATGATGCAATTGCTTTAGGTAAAAAATTAAACCGAGAATTAGCAGCAATAGAATACAGCAGAGGAGACGACCAAAGAAAAATACAAGCGGACAACGCACAGAAAGCCAAAGATGCGGCAGCAATAAGAAAACAAAAGGCGAAAGAAGATTCAATAAAAGCAACAGAAGAAGAAGCAAAAGCCGAAGCAGATTTTCAAATTTGGAAAAAAGATTTATTAGATAAATTAGATGATAGTATTTTCGCTGGTAAATTAGCAAAGGGAGAAGAAAATGCAGCCAAAGAAAAAGAAGAAAATACAGAACGTGTTTTAGAAGAAGCTAGTGCAGTAGCAGATAAAGCAGAAGAGGATGGAAATAATAGAGTTATCCTTTTAGAGGATAAGAAAAGAACAGCAGAAGAAGAAGCACAATTCTTAATAGATAAGGACAATGCTATTGCAGCATCGCAACAAAATCTAAATAATATAATATCTAATTTAGAATCAGCGGGTTTAGCTAAATCAAAAGCGGGTCAAGCCGTTCAAAAAGCATTAGCTTTAACGCAGATAGGAATGGATACGGCAAGGGCATTCTCAACAGCGACCCCAATGGCTATAAAAGCTGGTGAGGAAGCTGCTAAAGTTGCTGGTCCTGCTGCTCCCGTTGTTGGACCAATTGTAACGGGTTTAAGTTATGCGAGTTCAGCAGCTACCATAATCGGAAACATTGCAAGAGCGAAAAAATTATTATCGGGCGGGGGTGCTGGTTCATCAAGTAGTGCGGGAGGTGGTTCAAGTTCGGGCGCACCAAGTTCAGCAAGTGCAACCCCACAAGTAAACTTTCAAGCCTCAAGCGAAAACCAAATCGGTAACACGATGGCAGGGAAGCTAAACGCTCAAGCACCGATAAGAGTTACGGTTTTAGAAAGTGATATCACTAAAACTCAAACAAGTGTACAAGCCAAAGTTGTGAGTAATAGTTTTTAATTGTATCTTTAAGGCTAAACCAAAAAGCCTATGGATAAATTAGATGAGATTGTAACGCATTTAAACAGCCTACAATCGAAAGAAGTATTTAAAAATGTATCTTGTGAACTACGATATAAGATTAGTTCACATTTAACCGTTATCACTTACCGAGATATTGACCGAATGATTCAAGCGTGTAATGAACACGTATATCGGGTAGAGAATAACATCACGTTTAAGTAAAAGAAAGCCCTATTAAGTTAGGGTTTTTTTATGCCTAAAAATAAATAAAAAAAACTAAACCATTGTATTAAATAATTTCGTATCTTTGGTACTGCGATTAAACTATATGAAGATGTATAGCACTAATTTAAAGAATACAAAAGCACTACTCATTAGTTTGGGTAGTGCTTTTTTGTTTATATGCCTATGAAAATTTACGAAATAACATTCGAAAAGGATTTTAAAGTTTCCTTAGTTAAGAATCCAGCCTTGGAATTAACCTTAGTTAAGTTCAGCGAGGAAATAGAAACACCTTTATACTTCGCCAATGAGGAAAAAAGAGAAATCTTTTCGGTTGCAATGTCACCTGATAAATTGATATATCGTAACAACGTACAAGGCGAACCTGCAAACGTATTCTACACGGCAGAAACAATAGAAAAATTCCAACAAAACTACTTTAGAACCAACGCAAATAAAGGTACAAATATAGATCACGCAGAATTTAACACCGAAGGAGTGTTCCCTTTCGAAAGTTGGATCGTGGCAAACCCCGCTAATGATAAATCAAACGAACTTGGTTTAGTCACTAAAAAAGGCGATTTGGTGATGGGGTTCAAAGTAGATAATGATGAAGTTTGGCAGCAATGCAAAGAAGGTAATCTTGACGGGTTGAGCATTGAAGGCAAAGTAACATTTAGAGAAGTAAGTAACAATAATAATATACAAATGAATAAAGAAAACAAAGAAAATCTTTTAACAAAGATAGTAGCCTTATTCTCCTACGATGAAAAGGACGAAAAAGTAAAGGAAGAAGAAATGGCAGTTGAGCCAAAAGAAGAAGATACAGCAGAAGCGGTAGCTGATAATGAACTTACTACACAAGAAGCAGTAGAAGTCGCAGCTACCCCCGATGCTACAGAATTACAAGAGAAATACGATGCAGTACTTGAAGAGAATGCAAAGTTAAAAGCGGATGTAGCTTCAATGTTAGCTGACAAAGTAAAAGCGGAAGAGGATTTAGTAGCAATGAGTAAACAAACACCAGCGGCAGAGCCTATCGTTGACCTTCCAAAAGAAGTGAAAAAATCATATTCAGAAATGAGTAACGTAGAAAAATTAAAGTTTAACAGAGAAAATTAAAAAATGGCAAACAAAAAAGAAAATACAGTATTTGTAAATCCATTGGAAACGGGAGTTTCTTATGTAGATTTTAAAAGTTCAATTCCAGAAGGTGTTACAATCAAAGAGCATTTAGAGGGGAAATTAACAGAAGAGGAAATACAATGGATTGAAGCAGAAATCGGTTTTTTCGATTTTAACAATCTAAAAGTTGAAGAAGTTGGAGAAGTTAAAGAAGTAGCAGAAAATTAAAAACAAATAAATAAAAAAAATAAAAAATGGCAGTATCATTTACAGGTGTAAAAACCGCACAATCAGAATACCCAGAGATCATAACAGAGGTATACGCAGATTCACCAACCTTTAGAGGGGAAACAATTGAAGTAGTAGAAGGGCACAAATCGGGTATGGACATATACGAAAGTTCAGCATCTGTAACCTTTTCAGCGGCTAACTACGGAGCAGTAACAGCCGATAACGTGGCTTTAGCTTCTCAAAAATCAACTGTAAACCTTAAAACATTCAACGTTGAAGGTATTATAGATGAATCTTCTTTATTGGGTACAAAGTATCAAAAATCAATGAAAGCGGGTGCATTCGAAGTAGTTTCTGATGAGTTCGACCAAAAGGTATTAATCCAAGTACAACCAGCAGTAGGCGCAAAGTTGGAAAATGGAGTATGGAACGGAGCAACAGCAGCTACTAAAACAGCTATCGCAGCTTTAACAGCAGGGGCGGCACAAGGTTCAATTTCAGCGGGTGCACAAACTTTAGTAGCAGCGATGCCAACTACTTTGTTTGATTCAATCCCAGCTACAATGTTGTATAATGATTCACAATCAAAAACGGTTGCGGGTGCAGGTTTAGGAGATTACAAAAAAGTACTTTCTATTGCAGCAGTAACAAGCGGAACAATCGTTGCGGAATATGTTAAACTTTACAATGTTATCCCAGATGATATTTTGGTATTAACAGGTGATCAAGCACCAGTAATTTTTGCACCAAAAGGAGATTACAAGTTAATCAAATCTGTGAATAGAGTACAAGGAGCAGCGCAGCAGGAAAACTTTGTTGGCACTTCATTCAATGATATGTACTTCAATGATATTAAAATCATATTCGTTGACCTTATAGGTTTTAGAATTGCTGCACAAAAATTCAACTTAAAATTAGTAGTTGATTTACTTTCTGATTCTTCTCAATTGATTATCGAGAAAGAGGCTAACGCTTCAACTCGTAGAATCTTGAAAATCATCAATACGATGACTACTTGGGTAACAAGACAGAAGTATAATGTGCTTTACGCAGGATAATAATCAGATAACGGGGTGTGTGTTACGACCTGCACCCCTTATTATAAAAACATTTAATATATGTGTTTAACATTAACTAAAAGCAGAAAATTAGCTTGTACTTCCAAGATTGCGGGAGTAGTTGCGATTGGTATTGCAAAGTACGATTCTTTGAATAGAGTTGTAACGACTGCAACGGGGGTTATTGCTTTGCCTACACCGTACACCACGGGGACAATAGCACGATTAGAATTGAAAAATACCGCTACAAAATACGTTGAAAACGGAGTAAGCGGTGGAGATAATAGAAGCACGGGAGTAACGGGTACAATTCCTTGTACTTTCAATGTTGCTGCAGGTTCAGACATTAAAGATGCTTTAATGATTGAAGAATTGTTAAAAGGCGAAGTGGTTTTATTCATCGAAAAGAAAGATGGAACTATCGTTGTTGCTGGTTCTCAATTAGGAGCGCAAGTAATAACTGCCGATGATGATACGGGTGGTACTATTGGAGATTTAAACGGTTTTACTGTAACATTTCAAACAATGGAACCTGACTTTTCAAGAAAATACCTTTTAACGGGTGCTGGTTTAACTGCATACTCTACAGCTCTTATGCCATACGTTTAATTTTTGTAGTTCATAATTGAAAAAAGGCGGTTTGATATCGCCTTTTTTTATAAAATTTCAAAAAATGAAAGTACTTTTTTTAGAAACAGCCTTAGAATTTAGCGTAATACCAAGAAAATATCCAAATATTTCAGATGTATTAACGCTCAATTTAAGGAACGAAAACACGGGTGAGGTTATAACGCCCGAAATAACTTTTATTGTATCGCAAAAGTTAGATATAACGCTTACAAACCAACCTTTAGAATTTAAAACACAGAATAAATATGAGGTAACTATCTTAAATAATTCTGAAATTATCTACAAAGGAAAATTAATAGTTCTTGAATCAGGAACGGATGTACAAAATTATAACTATGGCAGCCAAAGCACAAGCAAATACAGTTTCAAATAGCTATCATTCGTTTGAAGGAGTAGAAAAGTTTTCAGCCTACCAACCTATCGACATTAAACCGTTATACGGTCGTAAATGGGTAACTAATGGATTGAATAACGCAAATTTCAAAACGTACAAAGATGCCTACGATGATTCCCCTACAAACTCAAGTATTATAAATGCTTTTGTAAATTACGTATACGGTGAAGGAATGATAGATAAGGCGGGAAAAGAGTATTGCTATATCAATGTGAAAAGTATTATTTCACAAGAAGATATTTTACTTATTTGCCAAGATTATAAAACTTACGGGGGTTATGCTGCGCAAGTAATTTGGAATGCGGCGATTAGACCAACCGACAGAAAGCCTTTGAAAATCGAATATATGCCGATTTACAAATTGGGTGTAAATTACGATGGCGAAAATAAGGTAGATGGATATTGGTATTCTTACGATTGGGGAAACCGTGGAAGATACCAACCAAAATTATATCCAAAATTCAGCGGTAAAGATAACGGCAACAATTTAGAAATCCTTTATGTAAGAAGACCAACGGCAGAACCATTTTTCCCAATTCCCGACTATTTGAGCGGGTTATTTTGGGCGAGTGTAGAGGGTGAATTAGCCAATAGCGCACTACATCACTACAAAAACGCAATCGAAGATATAACAGTTATCAATTACAACAACGGTAGACTTTCTGATGCAGTTGCAAAAATCGAAGCGGAAAAGGTGCGTAATAACGTAGTAGGTACAAACAACCGTAGTAGGGTAATTGTTTCTTTCAATGAAGAATCAGATGAGGCGGTTGTAGTGGATAGAATCAGCCCGCCAGAGTTGAACCAACAAAATGTATTCTACGCAGAGGAGGCCGAAAGAAAACTAATTGTAGCGCATTCAGCACCACCAGTATTATTTAGCGGTTCAAATAGTGGTAGCGGTTTTTCTTCCAATGCTGACGAAATCGCAGTAGCAACCAAAGGACTTTACCGCAGGCATATTAACCCAATGCGGGAAATCATTTTGAACGGCCTGCAATCAGTTTTTGATTTAATCAATAATGAAATTGTTTTGGACTTTAAGGATTTCAAAGAAGAAACCGAATTAGAGAATACGGCAGAAGCGCCCGTAAATAAAGAAACTGCACAAGCACAAGCACAGCTAAAAGGAAGTGTTGGAGGGGTTCAGTCGTTACTTGAAGTTCAAGCATCATACGCACAAGGAACAACAACTTATGAAAGTGCAATTGCAATTTTAGATTTAATCTTTGGATTCAACAGAGAACAAGCCATTCGCTTATTAGGTAATCCACAAACAGTATAATATGAAATTATTTCTAAAACCTAACGACATTTCAAGCTTAACGGGGTTCAATGGCAACATTGATAGTGACAGTATCAAGCCGTCAATAAATACTGCGCAAACAACGCAAGTAAAGCGTGTTTTAGGCACGAAATTGTACAATAAGATATACAACGAATTGGATACTTTATCTGGCAATTACGAAACGATTTTCAACGACTACGTTATTTATATGACCGCCTTTTTTACGGCTAGTATTTATTTAAGTTTATCCGTGGACAAAGTGGCAAACGGTGGAGTATTTAAACTAACTGCAGAAAATGCCACGAACACAAGCGATACGAAAATAAATACTTTATCAAAAAATTACGAAGCCATCGCAATAAGTTACGAAAATAATTTTAAAGAATTTATGGCAACGATTACTATTCCAGAATACGGAATTGAAGAAAAAGAAACTGAAACTACTAATTTTATTCCTTGGTATTAAAATGGCTCAAATAAATCACAACATATCAAATCCTAACGACAATCTAGGTGACCAATTACGCACGAGTTTTGGAAATCAAAACGCAATGAATACCGAACTGTATACAACAAAGTTAGATAAAGTTACGGGCAAAGGATTAACTGAAAACGAGTTTACCAACGCTGAAAAGGCAAAACTTGCAGCAATCGCAGCAGGGGCAGAGGTAAACGTACAAGCGGATTGGGAACAAGAAGATAGCACGGCAGACGATTACATAAAAAACAAACCTGCTGATTTTGTTGTACCTGCTCCAACTTTACAAGAGGTAGCTGAAGTAGGTAGTACGTTTACACCAAGTGCGGGGCAAGACGGGATGTCTATAACAACTTTTACCGATACTGATAACGATGTATTAGCAAAAATTCCGCTAACTATACAGACAGATTATGTTGCTGGTTTAAAAGTAACTTCAAATCAAAATGCAATAGAAGTTTATGCTGGAAACAACGGAATTCTTATTGAAAATGCAGAAATTGGAGTTAATGTTTTTGGTAATAGTATTGGACTTATTTCGAAAGCGCTTTATGGTATTGCTGGAATATTTAGAATCGCATCAACAAGCACGGCAAACATTGTTGAATTTCAAAAAGATGATTCAGTTCAAGCATCTATTACACACGATGGAAAAGTAAATGCAAACGCATTTACAAAAACGGGAGGACAACCAACCGAATACTTAATGGCTGACGGTAGCGTTAAAACATTTTCAAATACAGCACTACTTTTAGATAAAACAATCACTACGCATAACGCTGCCATCACGGGGATACAAACGATTAAAACTTGGGTTATTCCTGCTAATACAATACCAGCAGATTGCATCTTGAAACTAACCATTAAAACGAGCCGACTTCTTGGAAGTGGTAACCCTTTTATGGGTATTAGCATTAACGGAAGCACGGGATGGTTAAACGGGGTTAATAGTACAACCGCAAGAAGAAACATAATTATAAATAATACAAGTTTTGATTATCATCATACATCAGGCTCATACGTAGATGATATTATTTCACCTATCGACTACGCAAACTTCCCAATAAATAGAGGTATTGCCAACACTTTAACTTTATCAATGAACTGTGATGTTATAGGGAGTATTTTTAAGTTTTATTATATAATGATTGAAATCGTAAAAGCGTAATTATGATACTATTCTTACTTGAAAATTGGCAGCAATTACTTACTTCAATATTCATTCCCATAGCGTGGATTTTTGGCGGTAAGCAAAAGGCAAACGTTAGCCTAAAAAAAGAAAATGCAGATGCTACGGTAACTATTCAAGGAATGTATGAAACGTTTGCGCTCCAATATAAGCAACAATATGAAGCGGTGCTCTTGGATGTGCAAGGACTACGAAAAGAGGTTTTAGAGTTGAACGTAAGAAATGGAATAATTACAGAAGCATCCGAAAATTGGGAGAAGAAATTTAACGATTTGCAAAAGGAACACGATGCGCTTAAAAAGGCTTTTGATAACTTGAAAAAATCAATGAAATGAGGTTAGACGATAAAGGATATAAGTTAATAACGGGTTTTGAAGGGTTGAAATTGAAACCGTATTTATGTAGTGCTAAAATTCCGACTATCGGTTATGGTAACACCTATTATAAAGATGGGAAACGAGTAACGATGTTAGATGATGCCATTACCAAAGAAGAAGCGTTTGAAATGTTTAAAGAAATTGCAGATAGATTCGCTTTGGCAGTTAATCGCCAACTAAAAAAACCCGTTACCCAAAATCAATTTAATTCTTTGGTTTCTTTCGCCTACAACGTAGGAACGGGAGCATTTATAGGGTCAACTTTATTAAAGAAAGTAAACATTAACCCAAACGACCCAAGCATTAAAACCGAGTTTTTAAAATGGAACAAAGCAGGCGGGGTAGTTGTGAACGGTTTGACAATACGCAGAAATCAAGAACAAATAAATTATTATTTATGAGTACATATAATTTTCCAAATCACAAAAAAGGGGATACTTTCCGAGCAAGGCAGATAAACTTTGGATTCAATATCACGGGGGCGATAATCAAAATGCAATTCAGAATTGCGGGAGCATCAACAGTATCGTTTGAATGGTCAACGGTTGATAATTCATTCAATGTAACCAATGCGACAACTGGATTAGTTACGATGAGTAAAAGAATTTTAGATTTCAAACCCGCAAATTACGTTTATGATTTACAAATTACATATGCAAACGGAGATGTTACAACCTATTTTCAAGGCTCAATATTAATCACCCAAGATATTACACGATGATAGCAATAACGGAAATAATTGAGAATATAGATTTAACCATTACCGAAGTTTCAACACCCGTAACTATTGAGGTTGCAGAGTTTGGGATACAAGGGCAAAAAGGGGATAAAGGAGATACGGGATTGCAAGGCATTCAAGGGGTAAAAGGTGAAACGGGATTAACGGGAATACAAGGCATTCAAGGGTTAAAGGGTGATGTAGGTAATACGGGTATTCAAGGTATTCAAGGAATAAAAGGCGATACGGGCGCAACGGGGGCAACGGGTAGCCAAGGTTTGAAAGGTGATACGGGTTTGAAAGGTGATACTGGCGCACAAGGCATACAAGGAGTAAACGGAGTAACGCAAGATATTAGCGGAAAAGTTGATAAAGTAACGGGTAAAAGCCTTGTTTTAGATGCAGAAATAATAAGATTATCGGGAGTTTCGAATGTTGATATAAGCGAAAAAGCAAATACAGATTCCCCAAGTTTTACGGGAACAGTTGTATCAACAAATTTAAGAATAGGCGATACTTATTTTACAGACGGTTCAATAGATGTTTACAATAATAATCTTAGCTTTTATAC